TCAAGATACTAGGAAGAGGGTAGACTACGACATGACTGTTATTGGTATTGGTGTGACTAAGCATGAGTTCTTACCGGGGGCAGGCATACAGATATCTTATGTAGATCCTGCCAACATGGTGTATAGCTACACGGAGGATCCATACTTCAAGGACTGTTTCTATTGGGGTGAGATTAAGACCTTACCTATGACGGAGCTCTTGAAGATCGACCCTAAGTTAACCAAGGAAGAGTTACAGGAAATATCTCAATACAGTCAGGGTTGGTATGACTACTATAACGTGGCTAGGTTTTATGAGAACAGCATGTTCTACCGTGACACGTGCACGTTGTTGTACTTTAATTACAAGACAACAAAGAAGATTGTATATAAGAAAAAAAACTTAGACAACGGCAACTCTAGGATTATAGAAAAGGATGATAGCTTTAACCCACCAAAGGACATGATGGACGAGGGTAACTTCGAGAAGATTGAGAAGACTATCGACGTATGGTACGAGGGTATTATGGTGATGGGCACGAACATACTTATTAAGTGGTCACTATCTGAGAACATGGTAAGGCCTAAGTCTGCCACTCAGCATGCGTTACCTAACTATGTGGCATGTGCTCCTCGTATGTATAAGGGAGTTATCGAGTCGTTGGTTAGAAGAATGATTCCGTTTGCTGACTTGATTCAGATTACGCACTTAAAGTTACAGCAAGTGATCGCACGTGTTGTGCCTGATGGTGTGTTCATAGACGCCGATGGTTTAAATGAGGTGGACCTAGGTACGGGTAACGCTTATAATCCTGAGGATGCGTTGAGGCTATACTTCCAAACAGGTAGTGTCATCGGTAGGAGTTACACAGGAGATGGTGAGTTTAATAACGCTAGGATTCCTATTACGCAGCTGACGTCAAACTCAGGTGCTAGTAAGACTCAGATGTTGATAACGAATTACAACCACTATATGGACATGATTAGATCTGTGACAGGACTTAACGAGGCAAGGGATGGTTCTAACCCCGATCCAAACTCATTGGTTGGCGTACAGAAGCTAGCTGCCTTGAACTCAAACACAGCTACACGTCACATCTTAGAAGGAGGATTATATATATATAGGTCATTAGCTGAGGCGTTGACCTACAGGGTTGCGGATATTTTACAGTACGCAGAGTTTAAGGATGAGTTTGCGAATAAGATTGGTAAGTATAACGTAGCTATACTAGACAAGATATCAGACTTATATATATACGACTTTGGTATCTTTATTGAGGTGTCACCGGATGAAGAGCAGAAGGCACAGCTTGAGGCTAACATACAGATGGCTTTAGCTAAGGGCGACATTAACCTAGAGGACGCTATTGACATCAGGGAGATTAAGAACCTAAAGCTAGCTAATCAGTTGTTGAAGATGAAGCGTATCAAGAAGGATAAGCGTGAGGAGCAGATGGCTATGCAGAAGCAAGCGATGATTGCTCAGCAGCAATTAAAGTCTCAGGAGATGGCGGGACAGACTGCGATGCAGAAGATGCAGGGTGAAGCTCAGATGAAGGCTCAAGTCAAGCAGATGGAGGCCACCATTAATATTCAAATGATGGAGAAAGAGGCGGAGCTAAAGGAAAGGTTAATGGCTGTTGAGTTTAACTACAACATGCAGTTATCGGGGATGGACAATAATTCATTGCAGAACAGGGAGAAAGAAAGAGAGGCAGGTAAGTCAAAACGTATCAGCCAACAGAATAGTGAGCAGTCTAAGTTGATCACACAGAGAAAAAATAACCTTGCTCCGCAAAGTTTTGAGTCTAACGAAGACAGTTTAGATGGATTTGATTTAGCAGAATTTAATCCTAGATAGTTTATTATTCAGAAATTATACATATATTTGTAACCTAAATTAAATTAAATGGAATTTAAAGTAAGAGCAATAGACTCAACAGAACAGAAAAGTGTTCGAGAAACAGAAGTAGATTTGTTAGCGAAACACGAAGCAAATCTAGAAGATGGTGATCAAGATGGTGATCAAGATGAAGTTCCTGCCGCTGTGGAATTAAATGAAGACGAAGTTCTTAATTATATTGGTAAGAGATACAATAAGCAAATTAATTCATTTGATGAGTTAATGGCTGAACGTAAGGAGGCTACAGATATGCCCGAAGACGTTGCCGCTTATATGAAATTTAAAAAAGAAACGGGTCGTGGGTTCGAAGACTTTATTAAGTTGAACAAGGACTACAACACAATAGACTCTGATGTCTTGTTAAAAGAGTACCTATCTGCTACGCAGGATGGTCTTGATGAAGAAGATATTGAGTCTTTGATGGAGGACTATAAATTTGACGAGGACATCGACGACGATTCAAAAATAAAAAGAGTTAAGATAGCTAAGAAGAAAGCTGTTGCTGAAGCTAAAAAATTCTTCACCGAACAACAAGGTAAGTATAAGGTTCCCCTTGAGTCAAGGATGGCATCATTACCCGACGAGGAAAGAGAAGAGTACGATAGCTATAAGCAGTACACCAAACAGGCGAAGACTACAGAAGAGGAGAACAATCGTAAAAGAAGTTGGTTTGACCAAAAGACGAACGACTTATTCAATAAGGATTTCAAAGGTTTTGATTTCAGTATTGATAACAAGAAGTTCACGTTTACTCCGGGAGAGGCTGCTGAATTAAAGAAGGCTCAGGCTACACCATCTAACTTCATTACGAAGTTCTTGGATGAGAATGGGTTGATTAAGGACGCAGCAGGATACCACAGGTCATTAGCCATGGCCATGCACCCTGATAAGTTTGCTAAGTTCTTTTATGAGCAAGGCCTATCAGATGCGACAGACAGCGGGATGCGAAAGATGAAGAACATAAACATGTCTACGCACAGAGCACCCGAAGTTACGACCACGGGAGGTATGCAAGTCAAGGCAGTTAACCCTGATTCCGGGAGGAGTTTAAAAATCCAAAGTTCAAAAAAATTACGAAACTAAAAAAAACTAAAAAAGAAGATGGCAATATTAACTACACCGACCTTCGCACTAAATCCTAGTGCAGAACAGGTCCCTTTATCAACAAATTACATTACTAACTTTGATTTCTTAAATCAGTATCTACCTGATACTTTTGAGAAGGAATTTGAAAGATATGGTAACAGAACAGTATCTTCATTCTTGAGAATGGTAGGCGCAGAGATGCCTTCTAACTCAGACATGATCAAATGGGCTGAACAAGGTCGTTTACATACTAAGTATACAGTCGGTGCTACAAGTGCAGCTTTAGGTTCTGACAGTGCTACCATTTCAATTACTGACGCAACGACAACATACCTTGCAATCCGTGCAGGTCAGACTGTTTACATCTCTGACAACGCAACAGGTGCTTCAAATAAGGGTATCGTAACAAGTGTCAACGTTACTGCTAAAACTTTCGTTGTTGCTTACTATGAAGCAGCAGGTCAGGCTTTCGCTATCACTGCTGTTGTATCTGTTTGGATCTATGGATCTGAATTTAAAAAAGGTACAGTTGGTATGGTTGGTTCATTGGAGGCAGAAGACACAATCTTCTCTAACAGCCCAATCATCATCAAGGACAAGTACGCTGTTAACGGTTCTGACATGGCTCAAATCGGTTGGGTAGAAGTTACAACTGAGAACGGTGCTTCAGGTTACTTATGGTACTTAAAGTCAGAGCATGAGACTCGTCTTCGTTTCGAAGATTACTTAGAGACTGCGATGATCGAAGCTGTACCTGCTGCGGTAGGATCAGGTGTTGCGGATCCTGCACTTAACCCTGACTTTGGTAACAAAGGTTCTGAGGGAGTATTCTACGTAGTGAACAGCCGTGGTAACGTATGGGGCGGTGGTAATCCAACTACATTAGCAGATTGGGATACTATCATCTCTCGTTTGGACAAGCAAGGTTCAATTGAAGAAAACGTGATCTTCGTTAATCGTGACTTCGGTTTTGATGTAGATGACATGTTAGCTACATTGAACGGTTACAGTTCTACAGGTTCTTCAACAGGTGCATCATTCGGTTTGTTTGACAACGATGTTGAGATGGCATTGAACTTAGGGTTCAGCGGTTTCCGTAGAGGTTACGATTTTTACAAGACTGATTGGAAATACTTGAACGATCCTACTATGAGAGGTAACTTACCTACAGGTATAGCTGCTTCAGGTACAGTAACAGGCTTACTTGTTCCTGCGGGATCTACTTCAGTGTATGACCAAGTGATGGGTAAGAACGCTAAGCGTCCATTCTTGCACGTGAGATACAGAGCTTCTGAGGCAGAAGATAGAAGATACAAGACTTGGATTACAGGTTCAGCGGGTGGCGCAGC